ATTAAATCCTTATGCGTTATCTAAAGCTAAAATGTACGGAGTCATTAAAGCAAACAAACTTCTATTAAAACTGTCACCGCTAATGGTACCAGTTGCTTGGTTAATGGTTAAATTTGACCCGATCTTGAAATTACCCTTGTGATCAGTTGATGTGTATGTTACTCTTCCACCGTTGATCTGTATCACTTCTAAATCAGCATTGGGTATGCCACCATATTGTGGCAATGCCGTCGCTGGATCAGTGCCGGCGCCCACGTACTCAAATGTATGAGCACTGGCGACCACCGCGCTACGCTGGTAGAACTGTATATTACTCATGGGGGCCAGGTTAGCAGAATATGTCTCTAGTACAGTTACCTGCCAGGTCAGAGCATCCAATTGGGTGATGGTGTCGATGCTATAAAAATTCGAATCACCATTGATAACCAGTGTTTGATTAACATGTGGAGAGTCTGGCATATCGCGAATCTGGAATATGCCGCCTGTGCTGTACCCATAACTATTACCATACGTCAGTAATGGACCAATGCCGTCTGCTTTGAGACCTACATTGCCAATGCTGCAATCAGAACCGTTTAATGTACAAAACGCACCAGACTCAGCCAATACACCAATCTCAGTGGCGATAGTGTAGATGTTAACCAATTGGCTGTACGCACTGTTGGTGAGATGAATACCATATCCACCCCTGTTGATGATGGTGAAGAAACCCACAATCATGGCTTTGGTACTGATGCTGCTGACATAATTACCGTCAATCATCACGGCAGTGCCGGTGGTTGTGGTGCTGGTCAAATTTTGTATGTATGGACTGACAAATACGTTTTGGCTACTGGTGCTGGAACTATAACTAAATCCATTGGCTGTATAATCCCTGATGGTGATTCCCCAGACATAACACCCATTGGTCATATAGAACAAATCTGCGTTGGGCGTTTGTGGAATCACTGTGACATTTCTCAAGTTGTCGCCCATCAATGCCACTTTGGCTGGTATGGTCACTGGATTGACTTCAGTATATGATCCCGGGGCTACATTTACGCTGACGCCAGTGGCGGATGTAATTGCACCTGCCGCAGCCATTGCTGCCTTGATGGTCAGGAATGGTGCGTTGATTGTTCCGTTATTGCTATCGCTGCCGTTTTTGGCTACATACAATTGATATTGGCTGGCGGGAATATTTACCCCTGGTGCGATGCTGGTTGCTACCCCACCGGTTATATTTCCAGATATATTACCAGTCACTGTCAAATTTCCGCTGATAACAGCATTATTTGCCACTGTTAAATTTGCACCCAATGCTACGTTACCAATAATATTGGCTGTGGAGTTGACCACTAATGTACCAGTGGAAGTGACGGATATGGTTGCGTTGGATACTGTAATATTACTGCCAAACATATTGCTACCAAAACTGATGCCAGCGGCATTTCCAGTGATGGTATTTCCAGTGATGGTGATATTACCAATGGTCATACCGCCCGGATAGTTGGTTACACCTTTAGTTCCAATGTATCTGTACCCGGTGATGTATATTACTTTAGATGCTGTCAGTGCAGCTGGTATAGTGCCACCAATGAAATTTAACACCCCGGCAGAATAATCAAAGTTCCATTCACCAACACCTGCGATACCAGAATCTGATAGCGGTGTGCCGGTGGTGGGGTTGGCATTTCCAGTGGTTTCGGCATATACTTTTACAAAGTATGTGGAACCAAATTCTGGAGGTATCCAATCAGTTAGGTTGGTTTTCCAACTGGGGTAAACGCTGCTGATGGGAGTAGTAGTTGTATCGGCCACGCACTCAATTCTGCTGGTGGTCTGGTATGCTTGTACTACTCCTGCCGCCGCTGCTGCTGTGGGTGGTATACTGGTTGCCTGTTGCCATACAATATCACCACGCAACAATGCTGGGCTGGAAATAGATTCGTTACTGGGACTTTTATTCGCAGGCAGATCAGTTTTGGTTACACCAAAATATTTTTTGTATAGTAGGTCAACTTTTGCTGAATCTGAAATTGCCATTTAGTTGCTCGCTGTCTCTAATGATAATGCTGATACTGTCTGCCCACTGGTTAATTTAATTCTCACATATATCTCGTTTGTGGCTGTACTTGAACTGGACGCTGTACCAAACGTGCAAGTTTTACTATGATTGGTAACTGCTGAATTCAGTGTTACTACACCACCCAATGCACATCCATTGCTGCCGTTACCACCAGTGCCTGCTCCGGGCTGTCCAGCACCAGCATATGCCGTATCCATGGTCAACCATCCGTTTAATGTTGAACTAGTATCAATTCCGCTGCCTGGTAATGCTACCCAAAGTCCAGCAATGGTTCCAGTAAATTTAATATTAAATTTAGACACTGATGTTCTGACAAATCTAAATGTAAAGTATTGTGATCCAGTGCGTCCTGAACTTAAATTGGGCCCGACTGGTAGATATCCTGACGAGTAATTGGTCTGATCATGTTTTAATACTGCTGCAACTATAGTCGCATCATATACTTCCAACGTTGAACTTTGGCTGTTAAACAAAGATGCACTGGCTGTATAAACTGGATTGTCTGTACTACCAGGATTGATAATTCTGGATGCTGTTCCGGATCCTGTGCCCACTGTACTGCCAAAGGTCACCGCAGTTTCCTCCATGGCGCTACTGGTACCAGTTTTATACAATATCGTAGGAGTCCCACTGACTATTAACGCACCTGAAGACCCAGTGGCATAGTTATTGTTAACACTTAGGCTGGGCCCACTAGCACTTGAGCTAAATCCAGTGGTAATGGCAGATGTGGTTTCAAAGTACGCACTGCCAGAACTTACATATAAATTTCTAACTAATGGAACTGTGACGCCTGCACCAGTGTATGTTACCACTGTGGGTGCAGCGAAAGGGCCACCAGCACTGGCGGATACCAGAGTAGATGAACCTGACGATATCCCCAATGGATAAGTATCACCACTCAATCTGGACACGTTACCTTTAATTCTGAACGATGTGCTGGAATTAAAGTGAGGGATAGTACTGGTGTAAGTACTGCTATTGGAACTCAATGCAATACTGGTATTACTAAATGTAGGGGTACCGGGTGTTGAACTATCGTAATACCAGGTAATGGTATTAGTGGGAGAACCTGCTGTGTCAACAATCTGGGCACGGTTCCATCCTGCAGGTACAGTATTTCCAGACAGGCTGGCACTGAAACTTTCCCAGAATCCAGCTGTTACTGCGGACACTACGTTGTTATAATCCTGGTCCGCAGATATGATCAGATTACCATATGTACCATTCTGACTACCAGTTGCCAGTGTGGCGGCACCAGCAGCCGCACCGTTAAAATATGCTGTGACTACACCAGAGTCTCCTGGACCTACATTGGTTATGGTACCAGCGGTATAGGTCGTAACTCTGGTTGCACTGACACTGGTACCAGCAGCAACGCTAAGGTTGCCCCAACCTGAGTTATCAGTTTGCGTAAAGTCACTGATACGACCAGTGGTTACCGATGTGCTTAAAGACAGTGTACTTACGCCTGGAAATGTTGGCGGACTTGGTGGTACTAATTTCCCCAACACAAAATTTAGTTGTGCTATGCCATCAGTCACTGTTGTGGTGGTGGTCAATGCCACTGCATTGCTGACCAGAAACCCTGATGTATTAGCCCCCAGTGGGATTGCATTACCAATAATGGCACCTGTCAATGATGCTACAGTTACAAAACTTAAATTGCCCAATCCGTCAGTGACGACAACGTTATTTGCAACGCCGCCAGTCACTACTAAATTACCAATACTACCTAGTCCAATTTTACCAGTATTGCTGGTTATGGTATTGCCTGATACTATGATATTGGCTAGCCGCACATTACCAGGGGCATCAAGATCATAACCCGGATAGAGATTATTAACACCTAATCGTTTGTTGACTACATCAAAAACTACTAAGTTACCGTCAATAGACAAGTTAGCACCCTGGCGTTCCAGGTTGCTGTATAACATTGATCCGGATATGCGTCCTATTGCCATTATCCGTCCTTAGGCAGCATCAGTGCTGTTTAAGTTGTGTATGATGTTTATACGGTTGGGACTGCTGGGTAAACTGGGGGCAGGTGGTGCACTGGTGAATGTAATACCAGTACCACTGACTGTATAATTTGTTCCAGGCATCTGATATACACCACCTATAGTTACTACTACATTGGTGGCATCTGATTCACTCTGACTCATGGTGAAAATTGTTGTTGTTCCATCACCAATTAGATCATCTACAGTGATACCCACTGTGCCAATCTTGGCAATTTGATTCCAGTTACCATTGTAATAAAATTCCACCTTACTGTTGGTTGTATTAAAACGAATGATACCATCAACTGGTGCATCACTCAACGCTGATGTAACCACAGGTAATCGCACCCCCAGCACACCAGGGGCAATATCTGGATTCTTAAGAAGTTTTCCCATTGTTAAATCCCAAATGTGCTGACAGTGGCTGTTACTGAATTGGCCGCTGAACAATTGGCACGGAGACTGTCGCCATCAGATAGAATAAATTTTTCAGTTGATACAATATATGTATTTTGAGCTGTTATGGTCACATTGGCATATATTGCATTGTTGGCACTGGCAATGATGCCAGATCCTGTCACCAGGTATACGTTACAAGTTACTGTAGCACCAGTGGTGTTACATAAATGTAATGTAGTGATTGCATTTGACCCTGTACTAGCAAAAATGTTGGCTGCTGTACCATTGGTTAGACGAGTGTTTTGTATTGCCATTTTTAATCCTATCCGAAAATAATACTGTATGAAATTGCTGCGTTCTTGGATATCAGTTCTTGTTGGCTAACTGTGGAATTGTCCACGTATAGTCCAGTTTTTCCACTACTTACTGATCCCGAATACAATGTTACACTATTGGCTGTGTCGTATATAGTTAACCCAGTAATGTCAATATTACCTGTTGTGGCGATGTTACCAAAAGTGCTACCATTATTAGTAATCTGCCATTTGTCAAAACTTTCATTCCAGCGCAATTGCACATTAGAACTAGAACCACGATCAATTTCAATACCGGCATGGCCCAGTGTTACTCCCGCACCGGCTTCACCCTTGTTTAATGTAATAATGTTATCCAAAATACTAGTATTTGTGGAATTTACACTGGTAGTGTTGCCACTGATGACTAGGTTACCATTGACTGTCATCAGTGGCACGTTAATGGTGTAACTATCAGGAATATTTTTAATTGTGGCCATCGTAAAAAACCTTATTATCTGTGTATTTAGCCTGATGTCATCGTGTGCCGGCAAACAAAAAAGCGGCCGAAGCCGCTTTCTGTTAATTGATTAAAATATCAATTAGTTACTAGATACAACTACTGTACCAATATCACCAAAGCCCTCAGATCCTGGAGCTTCAGCACTACCAGTAAGAGTCCACTTGGCTTGCTCACCATTAGCATAGTCAAAACCACTACCTGAGTTACGAACTAGAGTTGCTGTATTTTCGTCAAGTTTCTTAACGTAATATGTGCTGCTCTGGCTGTCAGTTGCAGTAATAGTCATTTCACCAGCACCAGGTTCGGCTGTTACTAGTTTGCACTTACCAGTACCTTGTGCTGTTGTTACTTTATAACGACGGGCACCAACTTGCTTGATGATGTCTCCAGCTACTGCTGATGAACCGCCATTGGCTGCAGGAATATATGCGCTAGTAGCAATAACGTTGGTCACTGCACTTGTGAGTGTTGTTGTAAAACTTGCTGGAGTTGAATTGGCCCCAGTAATTGTCACTGCTGGTGCTGAGGTATACCCAGAACCTGCATTGGTAATACTGACTGCTGTAATATATCCACCAGCATTAACGGTAGTTACACTAGCAGTTGCCTGTACACCACCCGGTAAATTTGGTGCACCAAAAGATACCGCTGCGTTGGCTAGATAATAACCTTGACCTTTTGTGATTAAATTAATAGTGGATATGCTTTCACCACCAAATGTTACTGAACCCTCTACTGGGTCAAAGAATTTTTGTTTTAACGGACGTCCCATTTTGTTTTCTCCTGATAAGTTGGCGTTCTAGGCCTACGGGGTTGGGTTACCCCATAAACTCTCTTTCGAGCGAACTATATATTTATCGAAAAAGTTTTCTTTTTAGTTACAACACATGAATAGTCAACAAAAAACCCACCGAAGTGGGTTTTTATTACTAAGTTACTTGGAACAAGTATATTTAGCGTTAAATTAAATCTCGATCACGCAATGGCTGTAAAATACGTTCCCTAAAGGTGTCACTGAATGCATACTGCTGATTATGTTGTAACTCGGGTAAATTACTAAAATATATTTCCTCAATGTTTGAATATATAGAATCCAATAGATTCACTAATTGATCCGATCGTGCTGTATAACTAATTGATTGTTCATATTTGTGATTGTTAAAATTATCATCAAATGTTTCAAACCCTAGCAATTTTAAGGGTCTAGTTGCGTTTGCTGCTGATAACATAAAAAATAGTTGACCGGCTGCTAAGGGCTTAAATGTTTTTTCACTATAAAATCCTATCTTAATGTTTGATTCAGTTATAATATTAAGATAGGTGTTGCTAAATGCTGGGTGTAACCAATTGTGATCCCCGGGATTCCCGGGCTCGTTAAAGTCATTTCCGTTGTCACCAGGAAATGACTGACGCACTAAATTTATATTCCGTAGTTGGTTTTTAATTTCAATTGGTAAATTGTTAAATCTATCGTGGTCTAACGTTAATGTTTCTCGACTATATGGGCACACAAGTCCGTGCAAGCTTAACATTAGATCAGATTCGTATGGTCTCTGTAGTAGTTGATAATATAAGTACAGTCTGCTACTACTGGGACTTCTATTTAAACAACTTACTTTATTTAATCTCTTGCCAATTGGTACCACGGGATAATCATTAAATCTTATACTGTTTCGATACAGCCAATACGGAAAAAATATAACATTTTCATTAAAACTACCAAATTCATTAGTTAATATCACTGCCTCACCGTGATAATCAATTTGATTGATATGTAATTGTACTTCTTCGATACTCCACCCGTCATGCGTAGCATCTATCACTATCCTAGGATATCGATTTATGTCTACAAGTTTTTCTTTTTGAAACATCAGAACCACTACGTTTATATAGGGTACAGTAAAGTCAATTTGATATGGTGTTTTGTCAAAGGCAATCATAGTAATACTTAGCCAACAGAAAAGCCCTTTAAGGGCTTTTCTGGTACTACCTTCCCATCTCTGAGAAGCTTAAAGATTTGCTATCGCTTGGATTACTGGAACGATAGGTTAGCAACCGAAATTTCGCTAACGTAGTCACCAGCGTTACCTAGAGACGATGCTGTGTTTGTCAACTCAACATATCCGTAACGAGTCATAAAGCCTACGACTGGTTCGAATGTTGCTGGGTCAAGAACAACACCAGAGCTCATTAGAGGGATATAAGGGCAGTAGAACGCGGCTGCATCAGCTTCGCTCGAACCTTTGTATCCAACTAGAACTGGTGTGCTGTCGCTAGCATAGCTATCGACGTAAACACGCATAGCACCGTTCAATGTACCAACAAACTTAGTGTTTGTAGGAGCTTCGAAAGTACCTTCTGTAGTACGTGCAAATGCACTTGTTGTAGCTGACTGTAGAACAGTTAGAGAAGCTGGAGAAACAACAGCCCAGTTACCGGCGCCACGACGTGTACGTTGTGCGATCAAGTTTGCTGAACGATTGATTAGAACAGCTAGAGCAGCGTGTTCGTCACCAACGAATGTAGCAGTACCTGAAACACTAGCTTGGTCGTAAGCAAAATCTGTAGCAGCTAACGAACGTAGCGAGCCTAGGATTTCCTGATCAATTTCAACTGTGATTTCTTGTGCTAGAGCAGCCATGATTTCTGCTTCAACATCTAGGCCGTGCATCGACTGTGCGTCTTGAGCGGCTTCGAATGTCCAGCGAGCTGACAATTTACGTGTCTTGGCTTCAACAACTTGCTTCAAAATCTGAACGTTAATACGGTTACCTGGTACGCCTTCTAGTGTGCTTGTTGCAGTTGCACGACCAGCTGAAGTTCCTGAGTAAGCTGTAGCGATCTTGAATGGTGATAATGCTTCGTCACCGCTTGTTGTACCAGTAGCACCACCTGTACCTGAAACGTTATCTGCATAACGAACACGTAGAGTATGGATCTGGGCAACAGGACCTGTCATGGGCTGTACACCAACGATTTCGTTAGCGATAACAGTGGGCATAACACGGCGGATAACTGGCAGAATTACACGGTTAAGTGTAGCAACGTTACTTGTGCTAGTAGCACCAGCAGTTGCATTTTCTGACAAATACTTGCGAGTGTTTTCTAAGATTACACTCATGGAAGTTCTTTTCGAACCTTGTAAGCCTTCTAGCAGAGCGTCTTTGGTTTCGCCCCAACGGCTTTCTAATAATGCTTGTGTCATTTAAATCTCCTATTTAGGGTTAAGTCACTTTAGCCCTGCTAAACGGCGTAGTTCAATGACATTATTGTCCCGAACCTCGGCTTGTCTAACAGTTTTATCACCAGTTACCACTTGACGATTCTCATTTAGTACAGCAGCTTTTTCGGCCACTGGCTTAACTGTAGAATTGTTTAGTACAGCTGGTAGATACTTATCAAATGCAGCCTGCAACTTACTGGTCTGCACTGATTCGAGTAGTTCGCTCATTACAGCGGCCTTCTCTTTGTTTAGTGGTTTCAACAGTTTGGCCATACCATCACGGCGTTCTGCAGATTCCTTAATAATACGAATCTCTTGTTCTTTTGATTCAACTAATACGGCTTTTTCTTCAGCATCACGCTTGGATTCAGCAATAATTTCTTGTTGCTTATCCAACATTGCTTGCATTGTGGCCAATTGCTTGTTCTCATTTAAGTGAGTGACAGCAAATTCACCAGCAAAAGCTTCGAATAGACGACGACCAAACATGTTCTCACGAGCAACTTGGATATCTTCTTTCAGTTGAGTCAATTCCGACTCTAGCTTGTTAGCTACTGATTCTTTTACAAGAGCAGCACTGCGCTGAATAAAGGTCTGTTGTAGTTCAGCTAATTTTGTTTTAGCCTCAGCAACAAGTTTAACTTTTGTTTCAACAACTGCTTTCTTGTCCTGCTCAAACTCTTGAATTTCTTCAGCTAGAGCACGGATTACAAATTGTTCAAGTTTAGCAATGCTATTCTCGTACATTTTGCGATCAGCACGTAGTTCTTTGATTTCTTCAGCTAGTTTAGTAACCATAAAATCATTGAACTTACCAGCGCCTTCCATCATGCGAGAGTTAAACTTTGCACGATCTTCAGCTAGAGCTTGCTTTTCTGCTTGGAACTCTGTTAGTTCAGCAGTTAGGGATTCAGTAACCATTTTGTCTAGAGCTTCAACCATAATACTTTTGTCATGTTCGTAGCGTCCAGCGAATTCTTCACGTAGCTCAGCACGTAATTGCTCACGTGCTTCAGTTAGCTGAGTTTCCCAGGCTTCACTGATCGCTTGCTGTGTTGATTCGTTAATGATGCCACTGTCTAACAATGGTTTTAAACTTTCTAGCATTGTTTTTCTCCTAGTGGTACTTCTTTGATGAGGTACACCGACGCCTCGGATATAGATTGATTGATGGGTGTGTTACTTAAAATCATTTTAATTTCAAGTCCTTGATCAGCGCAACAATACTGGTTTGTAAGTATTTTTGCACTTTTTTGTCTTGTGCAGCATCTCGTGCCATTTCAAATACCTGTGCTCCGCCTTTCATATTCATTAAGCCTTCATAAATGGCTTTGGGATATGCATTCGGTGCACTGGGTTGGGCCACAATGTCCACAGTAATGATTTCAAAATCACTAACGTGTCCGCTTGCTTCGTTAACCTGACCTGATCCACGGCTGCTTACGCCCAGCTTGACGCCAGATGTCAACATACTCTCAACGAGTTTACCCATGGGGGTTGGTAAAACTTTTAACTTTCCGTATCCTGTGGGACCGTCCATCCACATTTTAGTAATCATATGGCTTACACGATCTAAGTTAATCTTTAGGTCATCAGGGTGATCAACTTCACCCAATACTGAATAACCGGTCTTAAGTTGTTCATTAATAGTGGAAACGGCTCTCTCAATTTCGTGGACAGGGTATACACGCTGGTTGGCATTCTTGACGCCACCTTGGATGAATACCCCTTCCATATAGAGATCCTTGCCCTTGCCATCAGCAGAGTCTTCCGACAACACTTTAATACCAGCGTTGTCGAAAGTAAGATGCTCTTTTAGTAACAAAGCCATTTTGTTTCCTAATCTATTAACGTGCTTTTAAAATACTGTTTTTTGCAACTGAAACTGAACCATCTGTTGTGCTGCCTTCAGCTGACTTAGCTGAAGCTTTTGTACCGTAGAAGTCCTGAGCACCTTTGTTACCGCCCACTTTGTTAACATTACGCTTGGCAACGTCAATTTCCTGAGCTGGCTTAACAAAACCGCCAGTTTTTCCGTTAGGCTTCTGCCCGTCTGGATTCTGCTCTGCACCGCCGTTAGCGATGTTGGATGCTGTGCCGCCCATGTCGTTTTTCATGTTGTCAGTAACGCTGGCTTTGTTAACATTAACGCTGCCACCTGTACCAACTTCTGAACCCTCAGCTGCATCACCTTTGTACATGTCTTTGACTTTATCAACATATTCTTTCATGATTTCAGCTTGGCTACGGCTTTCCATTTTTCCTGAACCTGAACCTTTCTTGGCAAATGGGTTACCACTGCCGCTCTTGCCCGATCCTGACTTACCACTACCAGCTGCTGCTTCAACTACTTCTTCAGCTTCCATGGCCATTTCTTCGTCGTCACCAAATTCTGGCTCTTCTGCGCCCATTTCAGGACCCATGTCGTCAGCAGCTTCTTCGTCACCACCGCCTAATAGCTTGTCAAATTCAGCTTTTAGAGCGTCTAATTCTTGCTCAAGGTCCATAACGCGATCTTCAACATCGCCTTCGCCTTCTTCGTCGTCCATGTCGTCAATGCCCATGTCGTCACCGCCCATGTCGTCGGCATCCATCTCGTCGTCACCGCCAAGTTCTAGCTCTGCGCCTTCCTCGTCGTCTTCGCCGATACCCTGCTCGTCTTGCTCAACTTCTGAAGTAACGTCCTGAACGAATTGATCAGCAGGATTGCCGCCCATCTCTTCGTCCATTAGACTTTCATAAATGTCACGGCTCTTGTCCACGACGATCTGATGAAATAATTCACGTGCTGCTTGTTCGTTGTCATTGATGATGTGTTCAATGAGTTGTTCGTATTTGTTCATAAGGAACTCCTATTAAATGGCTTTGTAATGTATTTACAAAACTGCGTAGATTATTGTGTTAAATGTGTGTTTTTTGAAGGTTTTTGGAAGGATATAATGATTTAAATGCTTAGACCACCAGCAGCACCAGCATCAGCTGCTGCTTTGTATTGTCCCTGTATTTTTTCAATGTTTTTTTCGTGTTCGAATTTGCGTACATCCGAAGCCATTCTTAAACGATTGAGGTGTGCTAGGGTTAGTCTAGTTTTACGTAAATCACTTAACTTCATAGTGGATTGATCATCAGCCTCAGACTGATATCCGGGCAGAGCAGGTTTGGGTGTTTCAAATAGATTGTTAATAAACATAGTCTTATTTAACCATTTCTATCAGATTATGCTACACTAGGTGGACTAACAGTTGGTGTTTCTTGACTACTAGTAGTTACTCCAGTATCCGGACTAGCGACGTCTGGTATTTTAACACTAGCGGCCATCATCCTAGCAGCCATTATCATACGATCTCTCTCTAGTAGATACTTTGGAGTTGGGTTACCCATTATGCTACACCAGGCGGACTAGCGGCTGGAGTCCCAGCACCACCAGCAGTGGCACCAACTTCAGGACCAACAGCACCAGGAGCCGCGGCGCCACCAGCTATTTCAAGACCAGTATCAGCAGTTTCCAAGTCACTGGCTAGACCCCCTGGGGTAATGCCCACATTACGCAAGTTAGCTTGTCCCGGACCAGTGCCTTCGTTCTGCCCCTGTTCTTCACGCCATTGCATTTCGTTTTCAGTCATCTCTTGCTCGCTTAGACCTAGATAACGCTTCATTAAAAAGCGTTTGCTAAAATAGGGCATGGGTTCCAACTGTGCAAATGTGGCAATCTTTGCATTGTCAATATCAGCTTGGCGATATTGAGCAAAGTTTTGTGGTTCATTAAATGTTAAATCAAATATCTGACCATCGATACTGATGCCGCGCCAGCGCAGGAACATCTTGAACTCTTGGTCCAGCTTGTCTACGATCATGGCTTGTAGTCGTTTACAATACTGATTAAAACGCCATTCCTGGATCAGTGCTGTACCTACACGACCGTCGCTGATGCTTTGTGTGCCATCATCAACTCCAGTGGGTAAGTAACTGGCAGGAATGCGTAAACCGCGAAACAACTTGTTGGTAAAGAATCGTAAATCTGTGATCTCACCAAGATTCTGCCCGCCAGCCAATGTTTCCACCGATGAACCGCGACCATCTGCTGTTTGTGGGAAGAAGTAATCTTCGTTTGTTGATAATGGATTATATGTGGCATCCATCATATTGGTACCGCCACCAGTTTGTGTGGGAATTCTTCGCTGACTGATCTCCGTCTTGATACGTTCTACAAAGCTCATAGCCATGTGAGGAGGCATATTACCTACGTCGATCTTAAAGATCCTGCGCTCAGGGGCACGTTGTATACGATAGATAATAATAGCGTCTTCCAGAAGTTCTTTCTGCTTGAAAACCTTGAAAATATTTTCTAACACACTGTTACCAAAGGGCCAGAACACGTCTAATCCCTCAGTTAAACTAATGTGTACTATGTGTTCAGCATTAATAACTGCTTCGTTCTGTGCGTGACTAAATCGACTACCACCACTATATGGAGTGCGAGGCTGTACATAGGCACCGCTTGGGCCGCCCACTTGTGGGTGATTAACAAAAGTGTCGCGAGTACTGACTGCGGTAACTGTT